GTATTGCCGTGTGAATCGACTCCAGCCGTTACTACTTCAAGGTCTTACGACCTGATGCAGATCCCGCCCTCCGTGAGAGGAGGAGCAGTCCTTGGGTGGACCGCGGTGGCTTCACTATGGCTATAACAATAGCTCGGTACAAGTATGGGCAATCACATCACGCGCTCACTACGCAAAGGTAGGAGAAGGCTAGCCCCCTAACCTCCACCTGGTGTCATCCAGGAAAGTACTGTCTCACCCTTTAAACACTAATGCTTTCATCAATAGATTACTAACAAATAGTGAGAAAAGAGCGAGTAAATGGATCCGTCAACGTGAGTTGGCGAGATTCATTTATTTGCCAGTGCAAGTCCTTGGTCTGACTGACCATTGGAAGAAGGGTTTCCGTGTATTAGCACTTAATATCAAAGAAATTTGGATTAAGTCGGGACCGAAGTTCACCTCTCAGTATCTGAGTGAGTGCTCTAGGGCGCTAATATGCTGGTTGGGAAATGAGCAATTTGTCCAAGGTAAAACCTTGGTAGCTCTTACCAAATCTGGTCTACCGAAAATCATTCCAATTTATCTAAGAGATCTGACACGAGGTGTTAAACTCGATAAGGACTCTAGTAAGCTGGTGTTTCGGGCAGTGTTGACCGCTCTCAGTGTGTATCGAGTCATAGGTTTCGCTCCCATTTTCAAATGGGAGACGATTACCGATCCCTTTAAGGTATCTACTCAGACGATTCCAGAAATGGAGTTACGTAGAGTATTGGCTCATATGCCTTCTTTAAGATCACCGCGAAAGCCTGACTTCCTGAAAATTTCAGAAAGTTCAGGTCCAAACTATCCGCGAGCAACTTGGTCTGCACCACTCGACGCTATCGCCCTTGCATATCATCCTAAACAGATGGTTGCTTGGATACGATGGTGCCGTGCTCACAAATGGGATTTACCCATTGTGTGGCTGGTGTGGATTTTAATTGTGACCATGCCTTTCGTCTTCCTTATCAGAATAATTCACTTGATTTGTAAATCTTGTGGATTAGGATATCTAGTTCCTAAAGAACTTTATATCGGACGTTTGGCAACTGTTTTAGAGGCGCGAGGAAAGGTGAGAATTGTTGCCATTGTAGATTATTGGTCCCAGTTAGTACTGAGACCCCTACATGACTCCATTTTCCATCTTCTTCGTCGCATCCCTCAAGATGGGACGTTCAATCAAGAACGCCCTATGAAGGAGCTCTTACACCGTTGTGTCTCTGGAGTTCGGATTGCTTCTTTTGATCTGTCGGCAGCCACAGATAGGCTACCGGCAAGCCTGCAAGTTCAGATTCTGAACTTGTTGGGTGAACCTGGAGATCTTTGGATCTCCCTGCTTCAGCGACCGTATTACTACGTTCGTAAATCAGAAGAAGGGTCGAAAATTTCGACTGTATATGAATATGCCGTAGGGCAACCTATGGGGGCATACTCCTCTTGGGGTATGCTTGCTCTCACACATCACATTATTGTGCAG